GTTATGGATGCTGTTGGAAGACTTGTTAGGGTTAGACTGATTTCAGTTAGTGTATATTCTTTCCATGCTCCAGAAGTGTACAGGGTAATAACATCTCCATAAGGCAAGGGTGTCAGATACAGGGTTGTTCCCTGGACGACTGAGGCAGTCGGATATGGAGTTCCAGAAGTCAAAGTAAGTCGTGCCTGAAACGCATACTTTGATAACCCAAGTGGGGTGCTTCCGCCCTGTAAAATAGCGAGGGTCTGATCTGCAGTTAGATCAACAGGGTCACCCGTTCCAGCGCCAGACGCTCTCCCCTTGATAGTTGCCTGCGCCATGTTTGCCATCTTCGCATTGGTGACAGCACCATTGGCAATGGTGGTCGTATTGCTATCTTGCGGAGCAGTAACATCACCAGTCAGTGCGGCTCGCGCTAGAAGCGGGGTCGCGTCCAAATAGACCAACGACGTTCCAGCCATCGAGCCGACTGCGTCCTGAGCCATTTCATCAGTGTATTGGGTTGGGATGGTAGGCTTATTCAAAATCTGAGCATCGCCACTGACTGCATCCCAATCTGCATTGACATTTACCTCTGCCCCTTCTGCAATCCCATCCAGTTTCGATGCCTGCGCCGAGGTCATGTATCCATCTGTGCTAGCAGTAGCCGCGGGAATGGAAATTGTCCTACTGGTAGATAAGTTTCCTCCTCCCACCAAAGGCGAGGTCGTGTTGATAGAAATCAACGAGGTTACATAATTTCCAAGTTGCCGCAATAGCCCGGACAGTTCATAAAGGGTTACTCGGAGCAAAGCCCCAAGGTCATCCTCCACCACAAACGCTTCATTTCCAGATGCAATAGGTCCAATCTCTGGAGAGGTTTCGATTGTGTCGAGTAGGTCAAACGGAACTCCGCCATCCTCGATGTGCTTATCACTCGCAAAAACGGCCATGTGACCTGCGGTAATTGAACCATCTTGAATGACATCACCAGTGCCGCTCTCACCACCACCCCTCCCCCACCGAAGGTCAATATAATCATCCCATTGACCATCTTTATGGGTCATTTCCTGCCCAGAATACAGCTTGATAGCCCAAGGCCCGATGCAATTTTCATCAGGCAAAGGGATGTCGGCTAACGTCAAGAAATCGACCGAGTCCTTTTCCGTTCCCTCCTTCACAGTCAAAACGTCGGACGAATCAATGTTCAACAAGACATATCTAGCCCCGTTGGTAGGAACACTGGCAGACACATCCACAATTCGGGTGGAGATGGTGACATATTGAGACCCATCAATCCAAAGAACAACGGCCCCATATAACTTCACACAGAACGGCCCATCCGTGGTCGAAGGAATTGCCAGCAATGGCAAAAACTGGTTTCCATGAAAGTATGTCCAATCCTTGCCATTGGGCCAAGCATGTTCTGGGCCATGAATTGGCAACGTCGTTGTAACAGGGTCTTGAAAAACAAATCGCTCGCTGAGAACCTGAAACATGTTGGGAAACTTCGCATCATATCCTAACCATACCTTTAGGTGCGGTAGATTGGTTGGGACAACTCGGTTTATCACTTCAATCGTCTGGCCGTTATACAGCGTTGCAAAAACATAACCGGGCCGAGAAACAACAACATCGCTGTTCGGTTTGCCAAGAATAGCAGGGATACGTTCATCGGAAAAAACCTTCTTGCGAAGGCTTTCATAATATGACTTTATCTTCACTTTTGGCCGAGGAGTCATTTCAACACCTTGATATATTTCACGGCGGGTAAACTGCAAACATGGGCGAGGTTTCCAGAAATGTTGAGCCAAGACGTTCCAAAGTCACTTGTAAACCAAACAAATCCGCCACCAGCAACCCAACGATTCGGGTTGTACTTGGCCCAAGAAAATGCTCGAGTCGCAAGAGGCAGAATGTCATTGATGGAGTGCCAAGTCGAGCCATAGTCGCCAGAGGCAAAAGCTCCTCCCCCGGACGGGCAAATCATCAACTTTTGACCAGTCGGCTCTACACCCAACCACCACAATGGGTATGGAAAGCCAATTGACTTGCCGCCACCAGTTTCAATAATGTTTGAGCCATTTCCAGTGACCAAATAAAATCTGTCGAATGAAGTGGCATAGAACATACTAGACGAACCAACACGAACATGACCAGGGCCGGGGGATAGGCTGTCATTGTAGTCAATGCGTGGGCCAATTTGAGAACCGGACTGGCTAAAGTTCCAAATCGCTACATCCAAAAAGATAGATCTGATCGCTGCTGTCAATGACCATTGCCCACCGCCAAAAGTGATGCAGCCAGGCGATCCAGACAAGTCTAGCAGATGTTCACCAGCGGAGAAGCCATATTCATTGCCGACGTAGAAATGGCCGTCAAGGTATCCGGGCGGCCCAGCCTTTTTCACTCCAGCCACCATAGCAATTTGGTCGTTAGCAACTGAGTTCACGCCAACCGCGACAAGCATGACTCCCTCGCCAGGACCAGCACCACACTCGGACAAAAGCCAGTCATTATCAAAGACCTGTCGCCAGTATCCGCCAAGACCATCTGTGCACCAAAGTTCATTTCCTGCGTTTTGGAAAGAGTCATACCCATAGTAGGCAATATAAATCTTGCCGTACTGCGTGACGAGAATTTCGCTGATATTCTGACGATGCCAAGCGTCCAGACCGCCATTCATGGCAAGCCAATGCGCTCCATCCAAAGAGTCACCATCGAGGGTGTAATAAAACCCTCGTGTCTGCTCCAGCAAAATCATTTCTTTTGGCAAATCACTAACATTCGTACCGGGCGGCAAGTACGGGTCGTCAGGCGGCTTTGTCTTTGGAGGATTGGTATCATCCTCGTCAACATTGGGGATGTCGCCTTTCACACCATGGATGGGAGTGACTTCGGCCTCACAATCCAATTCCGTAAGCAAGAACCCGCCTTCAAGGTCAATGGAATATGTAATTCCACGAACAATCAAGTTCATCGACAATTCCTGTTCGCGAATGGTATCCTCGACCTGCCCATCTCTGGAGATAAATTGATTCGGCCACATGCTCACACAACGAAAGTTTGAAGCTACCTTCAATGGCACATCCGGGAACGGGTTATTCTTGAACGCATAGATAGCGCCAGCAAGGGCAATGGCTTGGTCTTGTCCCTCCAGAAGCAAACGGTCTGCCGTTAGCGGGCGTCCATAATGCGGAAGGGAGTGTCCGGGAGAGAGAGCGTACCAAGTGGACGGTTTCCCGTCCAAGGTGACGGAAATTCCAGAGATGTTCACGACCGATGTGTCTTCAACTTGACGGCGGCGAATCTCCCCACTTGGGAGGAGGTCTTCATCTTCAAATTGATAAACCACATCCCAATCACGGTCAGGGACCGGAACAAGTTGCGGTTCGACGCAAAGCCAAAACTCGCCCAACTGGTCAACGCCAGGTCGGGCAAAAATTGAATTGACTGCCATGTCATCAATCTGCTCCCAAATGGTGGAACTGGACGTTTCAAACCCAGCAGAATAGAGCGTATTTCCAGACAAATTGATATTCATAATCAACGTGGCTGTACTGCGCCAATGGAGCAAATGCCAAACGGCAATGTCAATATTCAAGCCATCAACCTTGACCCAACTATCCTCATCTGTTGTCCTCAAACCAATGCCTGGGGGGTATCCAGGAATGGAGCGGAGAAAGTAATTCGCTCCCTTCACTTCAAATGTTACAGTACTTTCATCCTTCGACCAACGAATGGTCTCTCCTGCGATGTATCCAACGCAAACGATGTTCTCGCAACCAGGCTTGAATCCAATGGACTGTTTGGCAGCGCCATACCAATCCTCGGCAAAAAGAACCACCTCGGCTCGGTCTCGGAGCAAGGATTTCGAAGCATCCCCATGCGCGGTTATGGTGAATGAGAATCCACCATCCTCATAACTGCCAGAGATTTGCCCTACAATAATAGGCGACTCTGGGGGTGATATTCTACTTTCAACATAAACCCAACGAACAACCGTAAACGCCTTTCCATTGTTTGCTCTAACAGTGCAATAGTAAAACTTCTTTCCAGGCGTTGTAAACCGCATAGTCAAAGCGCCTGTATTTTCACCAACTAAAGATGAAGCATCCGAGCAAGTCCATCTGAACGAAGAAATGGAAGAGCCGAAAACAAACGAACGAGAAGCGGTCGCCTCAACTTCGGCCATAAAAACCTGTCCAACAAACGAGTGAATCGAAATCCAATGCCATGACGAACTTGGGTTCTTTTTTCCAGTCACAACGACTTTCAAAGTGTGAGACGTGTCTAAAAGACCAGTAGAAGTATAAGAATCGGTCAAATAAGTATCAACCTCATTCACCAAAACATCATCAACATAAATCCCGGCAATCCCATTGTATATGCCAGTCCCGAAGTTGACAGTAAACTCACGCCCAAAAAACTCCAACTCTGCATAACTGCCAACAAAGTCAGAATTCATTGCTCCACTTCCACCGTTTACCCAAGTGCCAATAAATCTGAACACGCGGTCGTTTATATTGAAAACCTGAGAAATAGTTGGTTCCAACCATACAACTTTTGGAGCGTCAATTAGCACCAATGGGTCAAAGTTCTCATTCTGGTCAGTGTATTCAATATCTCCATCCATAAGAACATTCGCATCTTCATCAACAAAAACATGCTTAGCCCAAAGCAAATAGTCCCTATAAACCGTGATGTAATGGTCTTCGGCAATGCGAAGGATGGATTCTTCGCCAATGTAGAACGTTGTATTAGTAGGCGCTTTTCTAACCCGCGCCCATCCTATCTCATGTCCACCATCGGTAGTGCCAATGGCAACTGTCATTCCAGGCAAGACATCAGTATAGTTGCCATAGGTGGAATCATCCCACAGGAACTCCTTCAAAAAGTCCCAAGTGGTGAAAGTTTGATTGACTCTGGCCTTGAAAACCACATCAGGATTATCAAGGCCGGTCAAATAGAACTTACTAAACTGAGGGCCACTTCGCAGTAAGGCTTTTTGTTCTGGACTTACAATCATGGCGTTACCTCGGTCAAATACTTGAACTCCAAACGAAAGTCCATCCGAGTTTTATTCTGCGGGTCTTCAATGGGAGGCCAGTACATATCGCCATAGAACAATTTGAATTGGTTGCTCCCTTCAAGGATTTTCGTCTGGACATAGACCTTGGCTGAGGCGGCAGGGTCAGGACAAAGCGCCCTGAATACTGCCCTGTCTAAATCTGACAAAAAGCCATAGACCCAAGTTGCGGAAGCATAGCCAAACTTTCGCTTGCCTCCAGACATCAAGGGCAATTCCTTGAACGCTGGAGAAAAGTTCCATCGAGGCTCCAATACATAGGTTAAATTGTCGGAGGTCAATCCGACTGCCCAAAGGTATCCGGGGCGAGGGACAATTATCGTGGTCATGCGGGTACTGCTCCTCCCAACAGATTCGATATCTGTTGGAACACAGAGTTCTCGACGTTCTCCAAATGAGACTTCAACTCCATGGCCGTCATTCCGTTTTCCAACTTCAACTGGATAATCTGGGTCGTACCGCCTCCAATAGCGCCAAGCAAATTCTGTTGATTGAGCCGTCCACCAACCAACTGCTCGGCGGCGCGCGTGGTCGCGGCGCTCATGACAAATTCATTGTCATGCAACTGGTACAGGCCCTTATTGACGTAGCCTCCACTTGCTCGACTTCCAGAGATGGACGGGGTCATAGCCGACTGGTAGGACTGCATGAAACTTTGAGCATCAGAAACAATAATGCTGTAATACTTCTGCCGCATGGCCCGCTCTGCCTGCAACGCGCCGCCAAGGTCTCGGATTTGGTTATTCGCGGCAAGCACGCGGTCTCGGCGCTCCTGTTCATATTGCTTCTGCGCCTCTGCCAACTGTTCCTGAGCGGCTTCCTTTGCGGCGGCAATGGCTTCTTTTCTTGCCTCTAAAGCCTGCTCCTCCTGTGCGCGGGCCTGAGCGCGAGCCTGCGAAAGTTGTTCTTCATAAGCCTGTCTTCGCTGTTCAAGTTCAGCCTGATATTGCTTCTTGGCTTCTTCAAGTTGGCGACGGGTGTTTTCTTTTGCCTGCGCTACGGCCTCATTTGCGGAATCTTGAATTTCCTTTTTGCGGTCATTGTAGGCTTGTTCTTCTTGGTCTATGGCGAAGGCGTCACGTTGCAAGGTGAGTTTCTGCATTGTGCGATTATGTTCTCGCTCCAATTCCTCCAACTGCTTGCGCTCATCTTCCCGAATACGAACAACCTCATCACGGCCAGTCTTCTCAATGTTGGCAACGTTGTTGGCGTAATTTTGAGCGGCCTCGGCCAGGCCAGCCTTGTAACTCCTCATGATTGCGCCGACAGCCGCAGACAGGTCATCACTTATCTGCCTGAGCGTTTTGGCAAGCGTAGCATTTGCAGACTTGATTGCCGCAGTCTCTTGCCGCACAATATCTTTTCTCTTACTCAAGTATGCGCGTTCAGCGGCCAAGTTTTCCTGTTCCAACTTCCGCATGATTTCAAAGCCAAGTTTGTCCGTCTCTGAGGCGGCCTCGCCCGCCTTCTCAACCGCATCAGTCAACCCCAAGAATGAGGTCGTAGCCTGCCAGACCTTCTTGGTAGAACCTTCAGCAACCAAGCCCATCTTTTCAAGGGCCGCAGTCCATCCAGTAATGCCCATTGCTGTAAAGCGTTTGGCGGTCGTACCCGCATCCCCAAGCGACTGGTCTTTATAGTCCTTGCCATAGATTCCTTTTGCCGCGAAGTTTCCAAAAAACTTTCCAATCACGGCGCCAACAGCGGCGGCTAAGGCTAAAACCAATCCACCCCCAATTCCTTTCAAGACGCCAGTTAAAAGGCCAGACAACCCACCAACCGCGCCGCCTCCCCCACCAGCAACAGACGCACCAACATAGGCCGCAACGCTTTTTTCAAAGCGCATGGTAGCAAGGTCAAACTCTGCATTTGCGGCTACATATTTCAGGTCGGCTATAATTTTGATGCCAGAAGCGGCGACTTTTAGAATGGCTCCAAGACCCACCGCAACCGTTCCCGCGGTGAGCAATGTCTTTGCTAATTCTGGGTGAGCCTCAACGTACTTCGACGCCTGTTCGGTAAGGTCTGCGACTTTTTCAATCGTTGGGAGCAGCGCGGAGAGGGCAACCCGACTGACCCGCTCCATCGACTGTTCGATTTGTTTTTGGGCGTCCAGCCATTCACGAGCGGATTTGGTCATTACGCCCATATCCTTTTGGCGAGCGGCTTCCTTTTGCGCGGCGGCAAACATTCCGCCAAGAGCCGCAGAACCTCCAGCAAATAGGCCAAGTCCGGCACTTCCAAGTATCCCAGAGGTCCTTGTCAGTTTTGAGACTTCTTTTGATACAAGTTGCAAATTTCTCTCAGCCTGAATCGCAGCTTTTCCCATCTCATACACGCCATCTGGCAGCTGCTCAATCGTACTCTCAGCAACGCCAGCAATGTCAGCCATCTTCGATATTTCTTGGTTGACCTTCTGGGCTTCTTCGCGTTCGCGGCGGAGTTCTTCAGAGGACTGCTTTACCTTCTTCTTGACTTTATCAAAACCTTCTTCCGTCTTTTTCGACCCCTTCAAAACGGCGTCAGTGTAGGTCTGGAAGTCTTTAGCAAGGTCGTCAGCAAACCCCTGAATTTCCTTTTCAGCGGCTTTTGCGTCAGCGACAATGCCAATCACAACATCAGGACTGCCCATATCTACACCTTACTCCTAATCTGTTCAAGCACCTGCGCGACAATTTTCTCGAACAGCATATCAATATAGAGAATGACGTTCATCACGTGCTCCGGCTGGTCTCGCAGCCCACCTTTGCGCGGTAAGAACTTCCGCCCAGTCGAAACCCACATAATCCAATCAGGGAGGACGGCGCGGAACTCATCCAAACTAATTTCCAACTCCAAAGGCAGAGAGTTATCCTCATCTACCTTTGGAGCAAACTTCATCAAAGTCTGAATTACTTCACGCGCCTCTGCCCTTTTTTTTTGTTGGACCCCCGACTGGTATTCAATGGAGCATTCGCGTCCATCCTAGTTGCAAGAGCCTCAACCGCTTCCTCGGCCTCATCCAACCACTTGTACCAGTGGGGGTTGAGTTTACGGTTCGCTTCAGTCAAGATGTTGATGTCAACCTCGCGCATGTCGCGGTATTCCATAATGGAGAGGGGTTCACCATTGACAGTGCAGGCAGCCGCAAGCGGAGCAAACACATTGACGAAGGCGCGAAGGATTTTCGGCTGTTTCTCGAACGCCACCAGCGCCTCGCCAATGTATTCACCACGGCGTTCACCAGCAAAGTAATCCGCTTCGAGGACAAGGACTACCCGTCCATCCGAGAGCGTGACCATCTTGGAGCGAAGGCCCTGAGTCGTCATTACACGGCCTCTTGGAAGACGATATGCACTTCCTTACCGGTTCCGGGAGCGACATCGAAGGTCACGCCCGCGGTGGTGGCAGTGTAATCAGCGGCGTCCACCTCGACCGAATAGACATCGGTCGGGTCGGCAACGTACACAGCAATATTGGCGGCACTGTTCGCGGGCATGGAGGCCGGGAACTCGAACAAGGTCTGGCCGGCGCCCGCGATGAACGAAGCAATGCGCGGGTCACCCTCGGCGAAGCCCGACCAAACGCCAGCCTCAAACGCACCCGATTCAGGGACGCCGCTGGTCTCGTCGTATATATCAGCCAGCGGAGCCATGATTTCGCCCCACAGGTAGCGGGTCACAGGGTCAGGGGCAATGTCATAGACCAAATCAATGGGTTCCGCGCCCGCGCCTGGCAAACGAACCACGGCCTTAGTGCTGGTGATGAAGTGGAAGTGCGTGCGATACGGGCCAGATTTGGCAAGGCCCGACTGCATACAAATCAAGCCGACATTCGGCTCGCTGCCAGCAAGGTCAGACAGGTGCGGGAGCATCTTGAAGCCCGCCTTGGTCACAATGGTGGAACCAGACAGAGCGGCAATGACGTCAAGGTCTTCCGCGCCAACGGAAATCTCGCCAGATGCAACTTCGAGCGACGGGAATTGCTGGACTTTGAGCAGACGGTCATTGCCAGTATGCGCAATCTTCCGCGTGCTGGGCAGGGTGAGGTTGTAAGCCTTTGAGCCGTACAACTCAATGCCGACATAGGCGGTATGACCAGTGGCCTTCGGACGCCCCATCGCGTTTAGTTCATAGACAACGACTTTCTTCAAACCAGAATAGACAAACGGTTCAGTAAGCATGGCGATACTCTCCTTCTATTTTGTTCTTACAAAAACTTGCGTGATAGTCACGACCAAAACTTGAGCAATGAAAGCGGGTGGGCCTTCTTGGTCACCCTTTGCGCTTGGGATGTACCGAGGGCGGTCTTCTGCGACAACAGTGAGTCGCTTCACACGGTCTGCCGCTCCAAGTGTTTCACCCCGGAGAGATAAGGCTAACAAATTGAACAAGTCGCCGCGATAGGACTTGAAGCCTCTCCAAGCCTCCTCGCTAGTGGTCTTGAAGCGATAAAACACGTCCAACAAGACTTCCCAATTGACTTCGTAAAACCCAGAACCCGCAGGCATTATAGGGAACGCGCCCGGATAAGCAATGCCATAGTGGTCATGCCCATTGTCCAACACTGTGTCGTCGGAAGCAGTCAACTGCTTGGACGGGTGGGGGAACAAGGCTGGCAAACCCTCGGCAATGTAATCGAGCAAAGCCTGTTCAGCGGTTGAGTAGAGGTCGGTCATTTGACTTTGAAGCCTATGCTTGTGGCAACAATCTTGATTGACTCACGAACTTTCTTTGGAAGTTTCGCAATTTCCTCGCTGGCTACGGTCTTTAGCAAGGGCCAACGGTTGCGATGAATTCTGCTTTGCGCTTTCGTACTCTTGTACGTTCCGTAAACAAAGCGGGCATGAGACATCGGATTTTCAAGATCGCCGCCATATTCTGTGGAAATGACTTTCCAATTTCTCTGAATGGCGCCACTGCCTTTGCCGCGTTTGGTGGGAATTCCAGCGCCAAAACCATCACTGGCGAAGAACGCTCTCCTTTGCTTGGCTGTATCCCATCGAATTGGGTACGTTGGCTTTGCTCCAGGCTTTGAGAGTGTCTTTTTCATCGCCATGAGAACTTCTCGAATACGCTGGCGAGACACAAGCGGTATTTTTTTTCTAAGGTTTTCAAGGCCCTTGCGAACCAAAGTCGCATTGACCTTCACACCAAGCAAAGACGCCATCACATCACCCAGAGGCCAACAGTGTTTTTGCCGGGATACTCACGATTTCTCAGGCATCCCAAAGCCTCAAAACCATAGGCAGATTCAGCTACCCAATCGCGCAATTCTTTTTCAATCGCGGCGAATGGACTGACGCCAGACTCAATACTCTGAGTTGTAAAAAACCGACCGGCACCGTGGGAATAGTCCACTAAATCTCGGACAATTCCATTTACCTTTTGGTCAAGGGAAGGAAGGACGGCCGCCACGGTGATTGGCACAACAAACCCATAGATGGCAAGGGCAACATCCAGAGATGCAGAGACCTGAGCAAGCCATTCCTCTACCTGCGACAAACTAGGCACCGTGGGACGCTGATAGACATCTTCATCATAGAAGTGTCCATTATCAGACCACATGGCAGATAGGGCAGCAACTCCATCAACAGTTCCGTACATCTCTGGGTGTATCCTTTCGGTCGAGTAAGGTCACTGTGTCTTTTACGGCACAGTGACCTTTTCCTTACTCAGTAACGTCCGCTTTCTTGCTGGCGGCCTTGCCGCGCTTTGGGGCGACATCCTTGTCGTCCTCGATAAGCGTCAACTTATCGAGGAAGCCAGAAGCCTGTTCAGGGGTGAGTTCCACAACATCACCTTCTTTGTACTCGTCATACGAGCCAAAGGTAAAGTCGGGGTTTACACGATACTTCATGTCTCTCTCCTTTTACAGGCCGGTGTAGTGCAACACACCGCAGGCGTGGTTCGCGTCAAACTTGATGCGCGGAGCCAACGCAGCCATGATGCGGAAGCGGGTCAACGCGCCGGCCATCTCGTCCCACTGGACAGGGGTGATGTCCTGAGCAACGGCAAGGTCAACGGTTTCGGCGCTCATCTGAACCATGACCATTTGGCCGTTGGGCAAGTTGAACGAGCGTTTGACGTCAATCAATTCAGGGATGCCTTGCTTGATAACGGTCAACTCGTTCTTGTCCTGATAGGTGTTCATCAGGTTGAGCAGTTCGCCATACTGAGCCGAGGCGACATAGACCATGAACGGGCCTTGAAAGCCCTTGTTCGCCATCGCTTCGAGAGCCTTGACAATTGTCTTGTAGCCGTTACCGACCGTCGAGAAGTCGTAGCCTGTGTCAGTTATGCGATACGGGGCGTTTGTGTACCCATAAATCTGATAGCCGCCCAATTTCTTCGAATGGCCGTTGAATAGCATATCCTCGATTTTCTCGCGGACAACACGGGTGGCCGCGCGGGCCTGCGTGGTGTCGATGGACTCGCCCAACCGGCGGGACGCTTCAAGGCGACGCTGGCTGATGCGGAAGTCCTTGTGGATAATCGGGATAGGGACATACTGCGCGTCGAACTCGACGGCATCTTCACGACCGGGAACGTCTGCATCCATCGAGACATCAGCCGCATTCATGTCGCCCAACTGTTCGTAGGCAGAGAGCAGAGTGCCGAGACCGCCCAATTGCTTGACCAGACCGGCGGACCGGAGGTCGTCAATGCCGACCAAACCCGTCTTCACGGTGTCCAAAACGGCGGTGTCGATTTCAAGCCACTCGTCCTTGCGGAGCAGGGCGTTCTGATGCACGCCCAGATGCGGGCGCTTGGATTTCTCTGGAGCGATGGCGCCACCTGCGTTCAGGTAGGCGTCCATCGTCGAGAGTTGGACGTCATTGCTGGTGGTCATTACATCACCTCCACGAGAATGGTTTTGAAGTCCGTGCCGGGGTTGTTATCCACAGCCTCCAGCGCACGGCAAACGATGTTGGACGAACCGGCCTTCAGGCCGCCATCGCCATTGGACACAAGAAACGCGCCCATGCTGACATCCTGACCTGCGGCAAGCAGAGCGACGATTTCATCACCGGGCTGGTGATAGCCCACGCGCACGGCCTGGCCGACAGTGTCGTACTCGGTCAGAATGTCGCCCATCGTCTTGCTATCGGCGTCAATAGCAAGTCCTTCATGGGCAAAGGTGGGCGGGGTGTAGTTCGTGTCATCGTACTGCGGGGAACACTTACCGTCCGAGACATCCACGAGCATACCGGGGCGCACGGCCCCATTGCCATAGATGTCGAACGAATCGAGCGGATATTCCTTGAAAATCGGGTTCCCTTTGACGAGAACAGTGGAATGACTGGTCTTAGCCATGTCTCTCTCTCCTTTACTACTTTTTGGCGGTGAGGAACTTGGGCGCGGCGGCCACAGTCTCACCAGCATTGGCGCGAGGGCGGAGCAGGCCAGAGCCTCCCCAGTTTACAACCTCGGTGGAACGATTGGCAGTGACGGTCTCGGCCATCTTCTCAAGTAATTTCAGAGGAACATCCTTCAGGTCGTCCGCGGTGATGCGGGCATTGGCCTCGGCCAAGACCTCGGTCAACTCTTTGCGACGGTTGACCTGAGCAGTCTGCTGCTGTTGCTGGTCCTGAGAAATCATCTGGGCGCAAGCAGCCAACAGGTCACGGAGAGCCTGCACGCCGCCCATTTCTTCGATGAGCGACTTCAGTTCCTCCATGACATCAGGCGGCTTAGGGGCCGCCGGGGGCATGTCTTCATTCGCATGGGCATCGCCTTCGGCGGCTGGTTGAATTTCCTCAATTGCGTCGGCGCTGTTGACGCGAAAGCCAACTTTTTCAAGGAAACTCATCACGCTATCTTTGCTGAATTTCTTCATTATTGTCTTCTCCTTTCAAAATTGTCATCGGCTGGCGACGCCACACCGTTGTAACCTATTCAAACTTCTACACCAAACAGGGCCACGAGCAATTCTTCATCACTGACGTTGGCTTTGGCCCAACTGCCATCCTCGGACTTCCTCCAACCCGCGTTCTCGACCGCGCCCCAAGCCTTTTTGACGGCAACTTCCTCGCCATCACTGGCCTTGTTTTCTTCATAAACCTTTCCCCAAACCCTCTTAGCCTCTTCGGGAAGGTCTCCAGTCATATTGAGTTCCGAAGCGCAAGGACATACAGAACAATTGGCGCGAATGTTCGCAGAATTTCGCATCAGACCACAGCCATCCTGAATCGAGCAGGCTCCAATTTGGTCCGGGAGCAGGGCGATGTGGTCTGGGTGAATGTCGCTGTCAATGAAGGAGTAATCCACACCTTTGAAGTTGCCAGCAGCAGGGGTGGTGGCTGAGAAGTATCCCGTACTCACCTCGACGGGCAATCCCTTTTCCACGCGGGCAATGATTTGCTTGCCCTCCTCGAAGGCATTGAGCTTTTCCTCGTCCAACCAAAACTCGCCAATAAGCCGACTACCATCCATCTGAGCCTTGTAAAAACGGCCCACTACTGGAACGTCTGGAGACGCCACACGAGCAGAGCCGCGATTTTCATTCGGGTGTCGTAAGACCACAGGGATGTCATTCCAATCATTTACGAAGTAGCCAAACTGTTCAGCTGGAACATACCGCTTGTTCAAGACGCCCTCGACCAACGGAACACCGGGAACTACCATAAATTTACGGCCATCACGTTCAACACGAGTGGCGGTCGGTTTCATACTTTGGGAGTAGAAATTCAAGGTCTTTTCCATGACAATCCTATTAACGAGTTCGTCCTGAACGCCTGTGGAGGACAGGCGTTCAGGACGCTCGCGGGACAAGGAGTATGCAACTGCCCCTAGTCTAAACCACTTTGACCTTTTTCGTCAAGGGGCCTTGCTACAACGGATTTCTCGGATTCTGGCATCCATAGGCGCATGGCCATGACGCGGAGTAAATCAATTTCCACGCTGAACCTTCGTCCACGGGACTGGATTTCAATCGAACGGGTCTTTGCGTTGACACAGAAAAGCAAGTGTCCATCTGTATCCCTGACCTCTACAACCGACGGCGCCAATTGAATAGGGATGGAAGTTGCGCGGATGACAATCTTGCCATCTGCTGGAGTCTCTGGAGTTTCCTGTTCTTTTACTTGTTCGTCCATTTACTTTTTCCTGAACCTGTATTTGCAAAGGCAATGCACAATGCAAGTCGCTTCTCCAATCGGGACCATCTCGTTTATCGGAATCCATCCCTTCGCCGCCAACTCAACACAACCATGATGGGCGCGGCTGTCGTGGCAGTGATTTTCATTGGGACTAAGAACCCGACGCGCGTACTTGAAGCCATTGGACTGCGCTACCGCCAGCAAGTTGTTCTGATAAACCGCGTTCCCTGCTCTGGCATACATGCCCGCACGCACGACGGCAAATCCATTCAACGGCTGCGCTCCCGAATTGAGTTGGTCGAGGAAGTTGTTCAACCACCGATACTGTGGAGCCACCGCCCTACCAAAAAGCGCACGCTGACGACGGTTGTAATTCTGCTTTCCGCCAATACTGGCAATCCACGCCGCTCGATATTGGTCGCGCATCAACTGGCGCATCTGCTCGTACCACTGGAGTTTCGAGATTTCTCCATTGACTAGCCGCATGGTCAAATCCCGCATGGCCTGTTCCTGAGCGCGGGAGACCCGAAGCACACCCAACTTCACGCGGTCTTGCGGAACCAATCGGCCAGAGAGGACATACCGAAAGACGCCATCCTCGTCATCCCAATAGACTTCGGCGGGAGTGCGGGCATTCAGGACAATGCCATCTGAGCCTTCACGAACATTGGCATGGAGCAACCCGTAAACTCCCGCAGTCTGGTTCCATAGCGTAACACTGGAGGATGCGTCTTCCTCGGCAAACTCCAAAAATAACTCGACGTCAGAGAGTGGGCGCACATAGCCCGCATCCCGCATGAAGGGACGGCGCACAGAAGCCAAAAACTTAGGGAGAGACAGAAGTGCCATCATCTTCAGCGCCTTCAAACGGAGGATTGCCAAGTTTCAATGAGTGCAACGTTGAGCCGCTGTACAAGTAAATCTCGTTGAAGTTCACTTCAAGCGGTTCGGTAGACTGGACTGGCAATGCCGCATCATGGGGAACATAGGCTAAGGTCACGCCGGGTGAGAAGACACGCTCTTTGTGATACGGGATGTCGTATATATCCAATAAGGCGGTCAAGGCATGGTGGAAGCCCGGCAATTCAGGACTATCAGCCGTAAGAACCACAGGGTCAATTCCATTGTCACCAGCGAAGCGAGTAATGCCTCCCAGTTTGACTTTTAGGGGCGAAGCAATGGAGGCAAAATCCATGACCGCTTCCATGATAGCCGTCATGTCTAATGCGCGAGAATCGCCAATGTAGCACAGGGTGATATGCAGATTCATCAATATCTCTGGGGCAATGAACGGAAACCGATTGGACAATTCCGCGCTAATAGCGTCAGGGATACGAAGGGCAACCATTACCGAGTATTCATTATCATCTGCCTCATTCCGCCAAGTGGAAGGCCAAGGGTTTGAGAACTGAGATACCTTCTTCTTGGAGAGTATGTCGGCGATTTTTCTGATGTCAGTTTTTTGGCGCTTTGGCCCGAAAACGCCAGTCAGTTTTGACCACAGACTTTCAGGCTTTTGCGCGGGAGTGGGCCACGAGAATTCGGGAACCTTCGCAGGAACTCCCTGCGAACCAGGGGCCTTGGGGAACAACGCGGGGAAGGTCGGTTCGGGAGGCACATAGTCGAGATACCGCTTGGCAAATTCATCAGGCGGCATGATGGTCTCAGGCGCGCCGCCGCTTGCAGTCGAGAGAGCGCCTGCAATGACGCCGGCGATTGAAGCCTTGTCAGATTCGGTGAGCTGGAACAGGGAGGGCCAAGTCACCGTGTACTTGGGCGGAACCTTCAACACGCCCAATTGACCACAGCGGTCAATAAAGGCGCGGAGAATATAGGGTTCAGCAAACCGCTTCTGGCGGGCAGAAATATAGGCCGCAAAGTTGTACTCGTCCTGAGACGACGCCAACTGACCTGCCTCTGAACCAACCAAGATGCGCTGCGGAATATGCGACGCGCCTGCCAGATAGTCGATAATCGTGTTGAATTGGGCATCACTATCAACGGGCTGCCCTCCCAAATCAGTTACATCCACATTGGACAAAAGCATCCAGCGTTTGATTTGATTTGCATAATCTTCAATCTCGTCACGGATGTCTTCAAAGTTTGGTGAGCCTTGCGGCGGAACCTGCGCGTTCTCCTTGGCCGAAATGAGCATCCCGCGATGGATGAGCAACCAGAACGCCTCACTCCCACCGCCTACAACCTTTTCCAGGTCCATGAGCCGGTTGAACATCGGCTGTAACCGAGGGACGCCATAAATCTTGGAGTAGAGACGACGGGAACGACCTTCCTTCACGTGAATGACACGGGAGTAATGGACACGATAACGAGCGCCATGCGAGGCGTCCACGCTGATGAAATAATATTCAGGCAATCCAAAGCGAGGGCTTTTCATGTCCGTGACAATGGACAGTTCATCCACCTCTGCGCTCCCCTCATCGTGAACAGACACATATAGCAAGCTGCTTGGCCCCAATACAACTGGAGCAGGCTGCTCCATGTCGCCCGGCAAGCCAAGCAGAATAAGAGCAAAACGACTGATGCCGCAAGATGCATCAGCCTCATTGAACGCGGTGAACAAGTCAAGCCGTTCAGCCAATTGCGTGAAACTTCGCTGAAATTCATCTGGGTTGTCCAATTCATCCCGTTTGACATTCTCGCCAATGGAGAGGGAGGGACGTTCTCGCCACGTCTCGTCCGAGACCGCGTCCACAATGCGAGTCGCCAAACCATCCCGCTCATACATGGCAAGGAAGTCGGCAAACTGCAACTGGCGAGGATACCCCAATACCTCGTACATATCTCGGGCCCCATTGAATGAGCGGCCAAGGTTAGCCGATAACTCGGCTCGACGTACCAAGGCCCCATTTAGTTGTGCGCTGTTCGGAAACAGTCGGTTCTTTTTGGTCATCTTTCTTTTGTTCACGGTTTTCTCCTTCCGGGCGCGCCAACAAATTTGGCGGTCGAGACTGTAATCACAGAGCAGGCATATCGAAGCGCATCCAGCCGATGGAAGGTGTTCTTGTTCTCAATGTCGTTCAGCACTTCCCCATCTGGAGTGACCTTGCGGCGGTAGCTTGAGAACTCGTGCCGTAAACCACCAAGCGATGGGTGAATCTTTAGCCTGCCGAGTTTTAATAATTCTATCACGTTGCTGATACCAACTTCAATATCTGGCAGGGACGGTTGTTCGACAAACACTCCCTCCCGTTTCCAATCCATACGGGGTTGGGTCTCACTGGCTGATCCGCCCACTACGCGATAATGTTTCGCGCCAGACAGGCGAAGCAACATATTGCTCGCGTGCATTTTAGTGGATAGGCCACCTTCTAACTCCTCCCGATAGGCATGGAACACAGAGGGTGTCACGTCCACATTCTCAGCCAAGTAAATCGTAGCCGTGTTCGCGCCGCCAAAGTCTAAACCAACGATGCGCGGCCAGTGGGCGGGTATGGCTTCCAAGTCCACATCCGACAACATGGTCTGTTCATCATATTCTTTGTACACCAAGCCAAAGGGTCGAACGAACTTGGCCTCATAGAACATCTCGAAGCGCCAACCCGGCAAGGTGTCCTTTGCACGCTGGAATTCCACTTCTGGGAATGCTGGGTTCATGGTCGATGCAAACTGAATGACATCATAGTCTGTATCGCCAGCAACCCAACGGTCATAGACAAATGTCTTAAGCCATCCCAGATTGTACGGCGTGGTGGTGCCAAGTACGCGGCCCTGATGGATGGAGAGACGTCTTTGCACGGCCTCCCAAGCTTCATACTTGAACTCGTCCTGTCCGCACTCGTCCAACCATGCCGCTTTTGCCGTAGCCGACTCAAGGCCCGCTTTTGCCGACGCTGTCCTCAATAAGATGCGAGCATACATTGGGTCGTGTTGCGACTTTGCCAAAAAGCCTTTGGATGGATGGGCAATCTCCAAAACCCCAAGCCCAGGCCAGAACTTCCCGATATGCAAGATTTTGTCGAAATACTCCATCATGGCCGGGAGCATTTTCAATTTGAATAAGCCGTAGTTGGAGGTAACGGCGAGATAGTCGCCGGGCCCCTGACGTTTGATTTCCTCAAAAAGCCAAAGCGGGCCGCTCACCGTCTTTCCACCCTGAGCGCCCGAAATCATGAAAACAAAGCGGTTAGGTGAGGTCAATGCCCTCACCTGACCGCTGTGTAAACTTAGTGAGATTTCGCCGTTATCACTTACCTTGACCAGTTTGTTGTACAGGCTCAATCTTGACGGCGGGGAAGGCTTTTTCACCACTATCCCCCGCTCCGCCATAATCGCCTGCACTAAGGCCAAGTTGCTCAATCGCGCTTTCGTAGATGCGTCTAAGTGTTTCATCATCTGCTGTCACAGCCTGCATCAACCAATCGGGCAAACCCAGAGACGCCCGCTCAAAACTCAACCCTGTTTGCATAGCCTGAATTGCTACGGCCATGTTGTTCACAACCAAGACGGGACTTCCATCCGGGTTGAGTTTGGGCTGACCTGTTTTACTGTCTACGGCGGAATTCACAAACTGCAAGGCCGCACGCTGGAGCAACCTTCCGTACTGCGCCTGCCGCTTCAAAAAGTCAACTTGCTGTGCAACACTGTCCTCGAACGCCCGCTTCTGGACAGCCCGATCACGCTCGTCCGCTCGCGCATCCCAACCATACTTCTTGCGCCATCGGTTCACCGTGTCCACAGAAACAATCTGGGGAGGGGTGTCTAACCGCAGATTTCGGCACGTCGAGGCGGTATCGCGTTTCAGACTGTACCACAGTTCAAACACCGCAAGGTGTTTGGAGTTTTCCTTTTGCGGTTTTGGAGCCATTATTCACCTGCCGTAATGGACAAAATGAAGTTCTTGGCGGTCTGATAGTGCGAAACCATCAACTTCATGAAGTCCGCATCCTCACCAGAGAAGATGAATTCGAGGCGGACATTCTTTCCTGTTTCGTTTTGCAGGGTCTGTTTGGTCTGCTCTGAGAGGGCCTTGTGCGCGTTTGCTACTCCATGACGTTGGGCCACCGTTTGTGCGGCGGCTCCCGTGAGACCCTGCTCGGTCAAGGCTTCCAGATTTTCATTCATGGACAGTTCCGAAAGAGCGGCGGCGTCCGTGTAGTCGCCAGCCTTTTTGAGCATGACATCAAGTTCTACATCGTCCAGGCCCAGGCTTTCCTTCAATTCAGCCGAGTCTACCGAGCCTGCCAGTTCTTGGAGGACTTTCGCTTCCAAGACGCTGTCGTGGTGGCCTCTGGCCTTATTGTGGCGGATGGTTGACACGCGCATATCCGCTTCACTCATATCCTTGTACACCACTGGCACTTCTGGCATGTTCAGGACTTGGGCCGCCCGCCAACGGTGCTCACCGTCGATAATCATGTTGCGAAGATGCTGGTCGGTGACGCCTGAATTCACCACAACGGGGAGAGTGAAGCCATCTTCCTCAATGGATTTGACCAAAAGCTCGAAGCTGGTCACGCTCTGCTGGTTCGGGTTGTATGCGTTGGGGACCAGAAGATTGACGGGAACCTTCACAACAACAACATCTTCAGGTTGGGTTACAATTTGGTCTGTCATCTTACGCTTCCTTCTCGACTTCGTTTTGGATTTTGGGGTGCTTCTGACGGGCAAGGGTGAGCAGACGTTCCGCAGGCGTGGAACCAGCGATTTCAGGATTTTCCAAAACTTGCTGAACACGAATTGCCTCCTCTGGAGAAACCACCGCCGAAACAGTGAACAGGGTCTTGTACCCGGCAGATTTATCGCCATTCACCAACTTGTTGAAAGCCAACGTATTCGCGTCAGAGGTTGGAGAGCGAAGAACAACCGCAGAATCAATGGTCATTCTGGCCTTGAACACAGGCGACGCCACGGGCTTTCCAGCGTCATCCGTCTCATAAACGGAATCTTTTCTGACAGGCTCCCAAGACGGGGAAAACTCTTTTCCAGCCAACATATCAGGGGCGTTGGTGAATCTGAGGATTTCCTGTAATTCCTTCTGGTCCATGAGTAACTGACTCTCGATGAAACCCGCGCCCACCATCTTTTCTAGGTCAGCCAAAACAAGGGCCTCCAAGCCTGCATCGTGAGAACCAGTCGCCTTATTGTGGCGAATGGTTGCGATTTTCATTCTGGCCTCGTCCAAGTCCAAGCGAACCACAGGAATGGTCTTAAGACCAATCTTCAAAGCCGCACGCCAGCGATGTTCACCATCAATGATGGTGTAGTCCATATTTGCCAGCACAGGCATGGTAAACCCGTCAGCGCGGATGCTCTG